TCGCGCCCCGCACGGGGCGTGTTACGCATCTTAGCGCGACGGCTAGAACGCACGAAATACGGGCTTCGGCGCGCCTGTGATGAGCTGCACCTGATCGAGGATGCGTGACCAGAATATCTTTCGTGCCTTTTTGCCAAGACGTTGATATCGCTTTACGAAATCTCCTGCGGCAACCGTCTCAAGATAGGCAATGCTCACGTCGGGACGAGGACGCAGCGCGGCGATCTGCGCATCCAGATCGGCATGCCGTACATCAAACTCGCTGCGGTTAATCAGCCCCTCTACATAGAGCTCTTTGAGACGCGTTTGCTTTGTCCTCAGCTCTGCAACCGTTACACCGGATTTTGCTCCGTCACTCTTTCGGGTGACTTTTTTTATGTCCGCAAGATATTTCCGCAGCTCCGCGCCGAGAGACGTGAGCAGCGCGGCCTCAACATGATCCTCTCGCCAATATGTCTTGTGCGGGCATCCCCGCCCATGGGTATGGTCTCTGCAGGTGTAGTAGGTGTATATCTTGCGGTTGAGTGTACGGTTTCGGGGCGTCAGCAGACGACCGCACTCCGGGCAATGCAGGAGTCCCCCGAACAGGTATATCATACCGCTGCTGTGATGGCGGGTACGGCCGGCAAATACTTTTTGCGCCTGCGCAAACACACCCTCGTCGATCAGCGCGGGGCAAAAATCCTTGATGCCGTAATACTCCCCGAGATAGATGTGATTTTGCAGCATACGGCCGACGGATCCCTCCGTCTTAGTGTATCCGTACTTTTCGCGCATCATACGGAATGTGCCTAAGACAGTTTTGTGCACGATAAAATAGTCAAACGCCTCACGCACGATCGGCACAGCGTCCTCATCGATAGCGATCCGTTTGTCCTCTGTGATCCGATAGCCGAGCGGCATGTGTCCTGTGATTACTCTGCCAATGCGCTTGAGCCCCTCATGGATGTATTTGACGCGGTCGCCCGTCTGATCGCTCTCGTGCTGAGCGATCGAGAGCTTGAGGTTGAGCATGAGCCGCCCGTTGGTCGTCGTCGTGTTGTATAGGGACTCCTGTGAGCACTCCCACTCAACATGATGGGCGTCGAGGATCTCCTGCACCTTGTAATAGTCCGCGATGTTCCGGAACCAGCGATCCAGGCATTTGAAAATGATGATGTCAACGTGATCCGCCTCTACATCCTCAAGGAGGCGCTGCAGTCCCTTACGGCGGCTGAGGGGCTTGCGTGCGCTGATGCCCTCATACGGCT